CGTATATACTATATTTATCAAGTTGGTTTAACTTTTTATTAAAACCACATGTCATATCATTCCAAGTAATATCATCTTTATTAAATTTGTCAATAAATGATTTATTTTTAAAACTAGGTCCTTCTGCGTCAATATAAAATAATGGTCTACATAATCTTCCAGCATCTAACCATATTTGTATTTCATTTCGTTTAATATCAAACAAAATACTTGAATATAAATAAATTAAATTATTTCGTCTATGTATTTTCATAGTATTCACAATCATAGTGGGTTCTTTCGTACAACCTACCCAAGCACCATTAATGAAAATTTTTGTTAATTTTGCCAGCATAATTTTTGAACACTCTTCGATTAAAATCATGTTTATTTTTTTCAAGTAGTTAATATATGGTTTTACTTTTACACCATTTGTAATGTGAACAGATGTCGCTAAGTGCTTATGTAACCCCACATTTCCACCATCGGGCGAATGTAATGGACACAGTAAACCGTATTGTGTGGCATTTATTAATCTAGGCTCTATACTTTTACTAGAATCTCCTATGTGTAAATTTGTTTTTCTTAGTTGACACATAAAAGAAAAGAATGAAAGTCTATTTAAACTTTGAACAACGCCAACGCGTTTTGTATGTACCTCTGCCCCCCAATTACCCTTAAAAGCTTTATTAAATCCTTCTTGGACTAATTTTTCTGAAAAAAATAAATCTTTATTCTTGGTAAATAAAGATGGAAAATTCTCATTTTGATAGGATAATGCTGAACCCCTTTTAAAAAAATATTCTTTATCTATTTTCAAATGAATACTATCCAGTTCTTTTTTATAATATTCTCTAAATAATTCTGCTAGTAAAATCCCGGTGTGTTCGATTCTTTTCGCGGTATATTTATCTCTATTTGTAGGCAATTCAGCTTTTATAAATACAAGGAGTAATCTTTTTACAATATATCCAAGATACAATGCTTTGTGCTTAAAATTAAGCTCCCCTATATGCGGTAAAAAATAGTCCATGAGGATGCCCATTACATGTTTTATAGTTTTTCCTTTTGTTAATGTTGCGATGTACTTTAATGCTGCCTGTTGTGTAAATATATTACCAGCGTCATATACAGAAGGTATAAATAAATCAATAATATCATTGTGTTTTTTCATATCCAATAAACATGTTTCAATAATTTCTTTATCGGAAATTATACCCAAAGCTCTCATTAAAATAAATAATGGAACTGGTTTTCTAACATTTGGAACATTTACAACGATGTTTTTATTATTAGTGGTGGTTTGGTCGGCTACAATTCTTACAGATAAAGTTCTTATTGGTTTGGAAGCATCTTCTGAAACGGAACGAATTTCTGCGGAATGACTGTATAAATCATTTACTTTATCTTTTATGTAAAGTATATTATTAGCCCTACCTTCCTGTGAAACAATGGCTTTTTCTTTCCCGTTAATTATAAAATAACCACCTTTATCATTGCGGCATTCACCTAAATTATAACAAGCAGATTTTGGTAAATTATTTAATAAACATAAATAAGATTTTACCATTAACGGAAATTTTCCAAGTAAAACTTTCTCAATGGTCATTGTATCAGTTATTGTTTGAAATTTAGATTCTTTTGCTTCACCATCTTCTTTATCAACTAATATAGTAAACTCAATGTCTATATCATAATGAATCGTAAAATAATATGTCATATTTCTTAAACGTGCTTCATTTGGAAACATATAGTGTGTGCGTTCATCCAAATCTTTTTTATCATAAATTATAGGTTTGCCATAATATATTTTTTCACCATTTTTTCCTCCAAAATACATCTTGGATGTGTATCTATATTGATTCGTTTCTTTGTCTAACTCTGCTACAAATTTTTTGGGATTATTATCAATCATAATATTTTTTAAATCTTGTCGAAAAAATTTGTTATACGAGTCTAAATGATGTTTTACGATTAATGATGGATTATCTCTAAAAAATATGTCTATACATTTAAAAGAATTTTCAATATTCATTATATATAATCTCATGTATTTTTTTTTAAAATAAAATTTATTAATATGATTTTATTTTAAAGTAAAAATTATTTTTTAAAATTAAATATGATTTACATGAACAATTTTTGTTTCAACCACTTTTGTTTCAACCACTTTTGTATTTTTTAATAAAAATAACATTAGTAATCCAGTTAAGATAAACATTCCTAATATTGGTAATAAAACGATAATCCATGATATGGTGGAATATCCCTTTGAACACAATTTCTGTAAAATAAATACCCAGATTGCGATATAAATTAACTTAAACATAAAGAAAACTTTATTGTTACAATTTGAGTGTGCTTTAAACAAACCTATACAATATTCATATGGTTTTGCCATATTTTGATAAAATAATAAGAATAGACTAAATAAAGAAATAACTAAATAAACTTGTGCAGGTAAACATAATTTATTAAATAAATGCCATATGTCCATATATATATATATATATTTATACGAAAAAATTACATTCGTTTACTTTCAACAGTTACATCTGATGACTGGACATTATGGTCGCCATTCCAAGTTCTACCTAAATTTGCCATTGTATTTTGAGCCGATCTAAACAAAGAAACGCCATGTCCTAAACCAAAGTTAATAGCTGATTGTGATAATCCACCGCCTCTTTGGGCATTGCCGCCTCCAATACCGGGTATGTATGATTGTGTTGATTTAGCGTTTAAATCAAAATCGTATTTGTTTTGTGCTTTCCCGGTAATAATTTTACCCATATTTATAGCATTATTACAACTAAAATTGTTATTTAAAGCGCCACCTCTTTGTTTGGCACATCCTTTCTGCTTGTATTTTTTCATTTTTTTCATTTTTTTTCGTGATTTAGATTTCTTTAAAGAACGTCTGTATCTTTTATTATTTAAACACTTACATTTCTTTTTAATACATTCTTTACACCTTTTAAGCTTTTTCCCACCACGTTTTACACCGCAATATTTGTTGCTACATTTACAACTATGTTTATTTTTTTTTGTTTTTCTTCGATTTTTTCTCCTTGGTTTTCTACGCGTTGGCATTTGTATATATATTTAAAATATTAAATTTAAATTCACTAAATTTCTTAATATATCTCTTCATTATGCTTTAATTTTATCCAAATAATAACCTATACCGTAATTGTCATTTTTAAAAATATAACCACTCTTAGCCCCAATAAATGTTTTACTGGGTATAAATGGTTCTAAATTATTCTTCATTGTTTCTTTTGTTTTATATTTTTGTGTATAAAAATATATACCTATAGCTAAAGCAATACCAATCAAAATAACTATCATAGATAGAAATATATTATATTAAAATTATATTTCTAACTTTTAATATCTCTTTTTGTTTTTCTTTTTACGACGCGATTTTCTTTTGAGTTTTGCGTTTTTTACTGCTTTCGATGATGCCATAATATATATTTTAAATAAAAAATGTATCTTAAATAAAAAATGTATCTTAAATAAAAAAATTATCTTAAATAAATAATTATAATAATAAACGCAATACTTTAAACGATATCTACATGTGTCAGGAAATGTCGTCTACAGCAAATTTTATTTAAACCTAATTCATCCATCGTTTTTCCTTCTGGGGTTTTTTCGGTCGTTTTTTCTGTTAAATATATAACTCTATTCTCATTTAAACTATCATCGGCTTTCATTTTTTTAACCGTTTTAATATAGTAATTGTATTTATCGGCTAATACTTTACCACATGTAAAACATTTAATTGGGATAATCATTTTATATATATATTTTAAAAATATATTTATAAATCAATTTATTTTTATACTTTATATTTTTTATTTTTGTAATAATATTCATCATATCCTAAATTTGCGTGTGATATAGATGGACCAGCCTTATCTCCCGGGATACAAGATGCCTTATTTGTTTTATCCTTATACTCGGGCCAAATACAACAATCATAATCCATACATCTTTTTTTTCCTAGTTCGCCTGACCCTTTTCTCTTACATAATTTTTGAACTTTATTTAAATCCTCGCTACAATGTTTTTTTCTTTGTTCTTTCAACATCTTATCGGTATTTGTATATCCTTCTAAAACATATACATCGCTGGTAATTGTATCGTCCTCTTTAAATGAAACATCGGCAATGGTTAATAATATAACAACGACCATTAAAAACAAACTCATTGTGAAAATAATAACAACATTTTCAAAAATAAAATTTTTTGTTTTGATTACTGATTTTGCGGCACCGTCTAAAACCATTTCAGTGCTTGGTATATTGGGTATTTGTGTTTCCATAATATTATATATTGAGATATTATGTTTCTATTAATTGATAACCATTTGATGTTTTTACTTTTTTATGTATGATATTATTTTTTGTAACTGTTTTATGACATGCTTTACAAATATTTATTAAATTTGCTGTATGATTTTTATTAAAATGTCTTATATTTCCTAAATTGTCAGCATATTCTTGTGGGTTTAAATGGTGTATCTCTTCCCCTTTATTACCACATAACTCGCATATATTTTTAATTTTTTTAAAATTGTATCTAGAGTTACTATTTTCCAATAAAGGTGTATCTTCGGGATAAACTTCATTGCGTATTATATTTAATATGTCCATGAAATCGTTAGATAATCCCATACTTTTACAAACCTCCAGTCCATACATATTTCTCCCAGTACCATTCTTCAAATGTCTATCATATATAAGTCTACCGTTTTTGTCGTCATAAATAACAGATAGATGTTTCATTTTTAATGTTGATATTTTTTTCACTCTAGGTACAGTCGCTAATTTGTGAAAATGTGTCGCAAAAATATAACTTGATTGTCTTTTTGAAAGCATATCCAAACTCCCTGTAAAAATAATAATAGCACTTTTATTTTCTGTACCAGAGCATAATTCATCGCCTAAAATCAATGAATTTTTATCAGCTAATTCGTGTATAGTTTTGAGTTCGCTAATTTCAACACCAAATGAACTCAACCCCTTAAAAATATTATCATTGCCTAAAATTCTCGTAGATAATACTTTATACGGATTATAAATAAATTCACTACATGGTACAAATAACCCGGCCTGTGCCATAATAACAGTCATCCCAATAGATTTTATTAAACTTGATTTACCCACCGCGTTTGTTCCATATAAAAGTATACCATCTGTATTATCTATACCCAATGAAACATTATTTGGAACATATAATTCATTTTGGTTAATATGTTCAATTAAAGGGTGTCTTATTTCTCTGGCATTTAAATATGACTTTTCGGCCTTTTTTATGACAGGTTTGCAATATCTAAATTTTCTAGCAATAAAAGCCTTTGTAATAATTAAATCTATAATACCGGTAAACTTAATAATAATATTAATTTCTTTAATGTATTCCTTTAATTTTGATAAAAAATCATTATAACACTGTTCAATTAATTCTGAAAGAATATTTGAAGATTGTAAATGAGTATCATAAATTTTATTTAACGTAATACTACTTAATTTACAATAATTTTGTGTAGTTTTTATTGATTTAAAATTGTTAAATGAAACATTGAATTTCTTATTTGTGTTATCATATTTAGATTTGTAATCTAAAGAAACGTCAATATTGTCTAAATTTTTAGATTGCTCTTTTAATGTTAATTTAATAATTTCAGATCTTTTTGAGGTGGCTTCCATCCATAAACCACTCTTTTGGGTATCTTTCAAGCGGACAAATGATTTTATTTTTACCTTTTTTTTTTCTTTTCTTTCAACTAAAGATGATAAATACTTTTGAATGGCAATGATTTTTTGCATATTTTCCACATATTCCATATCCATTGAATCTAAATGTGGGAAAACATTTTTATTGAAAAAGTTAACATCATATGTTTTATTCGTTATTTCGATGGCTTTTTCAAAATTAATGTATTTATTTAAAAATTTCTTTAAATTTTTACACTTTTTAATTATATCTATATCAATATTTTTATTAATATAATCATCAATTACTTTATGATTTTTAATTGAATTCTTTGCTTCTAACAAAACAGATATGTTGGAATATAACTCTGTTATTTCATTTGGTGTAATCTTATTTAATATAATTTTTCTTTCATATTTTTCAATATCTTTTATTGATTTTAATTTTTTTCTTATTTCTTCAAAATCATTATAATTTTCTAAAATATAAGATGTAATTTCATATTCTTTTTTAAGAAAAGGTATGTCTGTTTTTGGGTGAAGAAGGTTATATGAAAATAATCTTTCACCAATGGGTGTAACACATCTATTTAAAAATTTTTCCAAATTTGATAATTTAGAATTGGTATGATTTTGCCCACTATTAATAATATTCAATTGTTTTAAAGAATGTGTTGCCAATAACAAATTGTTTCCCGTATTATCATATTTTGGTTCATTTAAATTTAAAACTAAACTGGGATTATGTTTTTCTATGTAATAAATTAAATAAACCAAGCTTTGTGTCGCCCAGGGGTA